ATAACGGCCTTGGTGATATTATTAAAAATGATATTACCGTTACCTTTGGCCGGGGCGAAGACAACAAGGCGAGCGAATACGCAACCCTTGCACAAGGTCAGGGGTTTGAACCCGTCCAGAAAATTGGCGTTCATCCCCAGACACTTAAAGCAGTAGTTAGAGAGCGTCTCGAAGCTGGACAAGAGATGCCCTCTGATTTATTCAAAACTTACGCAGGTAACAGTACAAAAATCACGAGGAGATAGATATGAGTGACGAGAAAAACGTAGCAGTAAAAGAAGAAGCAGGATTACCTTCATCAGTTTTGTTTGAAGATGATGCTGCATCTGGTTTTGAGAATGTAAAGACAAGTAGTTTGGCTTTACCCATCTTAAAACTTCTACAGAATGGTTCTGGAGAAGCACAAAAACGTAATCAAAATTATGTTGAAGGTGCAGATCCTGGAATGCTTTTAAATACAGTTACTAAAAAACTGTACAATGGAGCAGAAGGAGTAAAAGTTATTCCTTGCCATTACAAACTAGAGTATCAAGAATGGGCAGATTTTGGAACTGGTTCAGGTAGACCAGAAAACATTTTTGCCGATGGTTCTGATATTTTAGAACAAACAACCCAAGATGGCGGCGGTAAGGATAGACTAGAAAATGGTCATTATATCCTAACTGTTGGTCAGCACTATGTGTTGGTGGTTGGAGATGATGGGTCTGCAGAACAGGCTTTAATCTCTATGAGCTCATCGCAGGGTAAGATACGCAGAAAATGGAACTCTATGATGATGTCCATTTCACTTGATGGAAAGAACGGTCCTTATACACCGCCATCATTTAGCCATTCTTATACTTTATCCACTGTTTTAAATTCGGGTAAAGGTAATCAATGGTATGGTTACAATATCGTCAAAGGCACTGCCGTTACAGATGCAAATATGTATGAGCGTGCAAAGAAATTTTACACTAGTTTAGCTAGCAAATAGTGTGGATAGTAGGCGGTCGATGGAGACGTAGACCGCCTACGCAACAGAGTGGATATGACAGAAGTAGAAAAATTTATAAATATATTTGAAGGCTTAAATAGTGCCTACGGTCAAACTGTCAAGACAGATCAGTTTAGCGAAAAAGGTAAACATAAAACTAAATCATTTACAATTAAAAATCCTGTAATTAAAAAATTATGGGCAGAACACTTAAAAGGTAGTGATCCAGGACTAGGTATTGTACCCATTAACCAAGAGAATAAATGCAAGTGGGGTTGCATAGATATTGATACCTATCCTTTTGATCATAAAAAATTTATAGCAAAACTAAAAGAAAAAAATATACCTATGATTGTGTGTCGATCTAAATCAGGTGGTGCACATGCTTTTATTTTTACCAAACAATTTGTACCCGCAGCTTTGATGAGAGCAAAATTAAAAATAATTGCATCAGCAGTAGGTTTTGCAGGGGCAGAGATATTTCCTAAACAAGACTATATTAGAGTAGACAGAGGCGACACAGGTAGTTTTTTAAATCTACCTTACCATGCGCATGAGAGAACTGTAAGGTATGCTTATGGTGTTGATGGTAATGTATTATCATTAGAAGAATTTTTTGAGGTGCATGAAAATACTGCACTAGATGAAGTAAAATTAAATGAATTAAAAATTAAAGCTGACAAAGAAAAGAAAGATGATTTTAAAGGTATGCCACCTTGTTTGATTACATTATTAAATGATGGTGTACCAGATGGTCAAAGAAACAATTGTATGTACAATGTTGGAGTCTACCTTAAAAAAAGATATCCAGACAAGGAAGAGTGGCAAGGACATATGTTTACTTACAACAAACAATTTATGGATCCACCACTAGATGCTAGTGAAATAAATACATTAATAGGGTCAGTAGAGGGTAAAGAATATCAATATAAATGTAAGGATGAACCTATACATAGTTTTTGTAATGCTAAAAAATGTGCACTACAAGAATTTGGTGTCGGAGATAATGCACCCACACCAGAAATATCAGAGATTAGAAAATATGATTCTGATCCACCAATATACTTTGCAACAATTGATGGTGAAAGTATTGAGGTAGACGATATTACATTGCATGATCCAGAAAAATTCTCGTTAGCTTGTATGAACCAAATAGGTAAACCTATGATGCCTGTAGCAAAGCACCTATGGCGTAGATTATTAATTAAATTATTTGCAAACTTAGAAATTATACCTGCACCAGATTCATCAAAATTAGATGTGCAGCTAAGAGAGATACTGGCAGATTATATAAATAAAACACCTGGTAAAGAATTAAAAGATGTGATGAGAGGTATTGCATTTACAGACACAGATGGTTTTACATATTTTAAATTTAAAGATTTTTGGAAGTTTTTATTAAAGACCAAATCATGGGCTGAAAAAACTTATCCTAAACAAAAAACAATGAGGTTTTTAGAGTCATTGTTTGAAGCAGTAGAAGATACATCTAAAAAAATAAATACAAAAACTGTAAGACTATTAAAAATGCCTACAGTTAAATTAGATAGACCTAACCCTAGAACAACGAAAGTAGAAAAATCACCATGGCTATAGTAAAGAAGATAATGGGACCACCAGGTACGGGTAAAACGTACAGACTAGTAAACCATTATTTAAAAAAAGAATTAGAAGAATATAAAACTAACCCAGAAAAAATTGCTTACATAACATTTAGCAGAGCTGCAGCAGAAGAGGCTGGAGAAAGAATTGAAGCATTGTTCCCAGATGCTAAGTTAAAATATATATCAACTATGCATGCTATGGGTATGAGACAGTCTAACATAGACGCTAACACACAGCTATTAACTGGTAAGAAGTGGAATAGATTTAAACAACAATATCTAGAATGGCAGAACGTGTCGTTTGAAACAACTGTTGATGCAGCAGGTAACCCTAGATATCAAAATACACATTTACAAATAATACAATACTCAAGATCTAAATTAATATCTATTGAGGATGCAACTGTAGAATTACAGAAACACCATGATATTGATGTGGATACCACAATACAATTAGAGACAGATTTAAAATCATTCAAAGAAGGAACCAATATGGTTGAATTCTATGACATGATTAACAAGTTTGTCGAGGAAGATCGATGTCCTCCACTCGATGTCATCTTTCTCGATGAAGCCCAAGACCTTAGTGCACATCAATGGAAATGTTTTGATTACATAAAATCAAAATGTAAGAGAGCTTACATAGCCGGTGATGATGACCAAACAATCTATGGGTTTCAAGGTGCAGATGCAGCTTGTTTTATGGCACAAGAAGGTGAGAGAGATGACCAAGAAATATCTCGTCGAGTACCTAGAAGCGTGCATCGAGAAGCTATAAAAATATTAAATAAACTTACCACTCGAATAGATAAAAAATGGATACCAAGAGATGCAGAAGGTAATGTTTTTAAGAACTATACTTTTGATGAGATTGATTTTTCTGCAGGTAAATGGATGATATTAGCTAGAACAAATAAACTTCTTATAAATATATCAGAACATTTTTATTCTCTGGGTATCAGATTTAAATCTAAAACAAATACTAGATTACCTAATACTGTAGTTGAGGCATATCAAGTTTGGACTCGATTAAATCAAGGAGCGTTTGTATCTGGAGAAGAAGCACAGACAGTGTACCAATACCTTGTGGTAAAAAAGGGACATGTAGCGAGAGGCTTCTCTGACGGTAAAAGTTTACAGAATGTAAAAAGTATTGATTTAGATAAATTAAAACAAGAGCATGGTTTATTAATACAAGGTGATTGGCAACAGTTACATATACCAGAACAGTATAAGGAATACATGCAAACTTTATTAGAACGAGGTGATGATTTAATGAAGAAACCAAATATAGAATTACTTACATTACATGGAGCAAAGGGTAAGGAGTGTGAGAATGTTTGTCTATTTCCAGATTACGGTACAGAAGGTCAAGATGAATTTATATATCGTAATGCATATGAAGACCCTGATCCAGAGCATAGATTATTTTTTGTAGGTACAACTAGAGCTAAAGAAAATTTATATTTAATGCAACCCACATCAGATTATTATTACACAATAGGAGAACCAATAGTATGACAGACGATCCGTATCTAAAACAAATTGCAGGAACACATTATATGAAAATGGCAATTCAACCTGCAGAATTTATTAATAAAAATAATTTACTTTTTGCAGAAGGAAATGCAATTAAATACATCTGTAGACATTCAGCAAAAGGAGGGATAGAAGATATAAATAAAGCAATACATTATTTAGAGATGATAAAAGAAAGAGACTATCCAAAAATAAAAGAAGAGGAAGTATAATAATGTTTGAAGCACCTACTGAATGGATAAGTCCAGAGTCATTCCCTGATTTAAAAGATTACAAGTATATAGCAATTGATTTAGAGACAAGAGATCCAGATTTAAAATCACGAGGTTCTGGTGCAATAATTGGTAATGGAGAGATTGTAGGCATAGCTGTGGCTGTAGAAGGGTGGTCTGGGTACTATTCTTTTGGACACTCGGAAGGTAATTTTTTTGACAAAACAGTTGTAATGAGTTGGATAAAAGAAGTATGTGCCTTACCTAATGTAAAATTATTTCACAATGCAATGTACGATGTATGTTGGTTGAAAGCATATGGTGTACCCGTTAATGGACATATTGTTGATACAATGGTTATGGCCTCATTAATAGATGAGAATAGATTTTTTTATTCATTGAATAGTCTATCAATAGATTATCTTGGACAAGTTAAAGATGAGACATCACTACGTGCTGCAGCAGACAAAGCGGGTATAGATGCAAAAGCTGAAATGTGGAAACTACCTGCCATGTATGTTGGAGCCTACGCTGAAAAAGATGCAGAGTTAACACTATCTTTATTTAAAAAATTATCTGTTGAGATTAAAAAACAAGATCTTACAAAAGTATTTGATCTTGAGACACAGTTATTTCCATGTTTGATTGATATGAAATTTAAGGGTGTTCGTGTGGACGTTCAAAAAGCTCATACAATAAAGAAACAGCTAGCATCACAAGAAGAAAGCTTACTCCTAGAAGTAAAAAAAGACACAGGAATAGAACCTCAGATATGGGCAGCAAGAAGTATTGCAAAAGTTTTTGATAAACTTGGTTTAAGTTATGTAAGAACTGCAAAAACACAGGCACCTTCTTTCACTAAAAATTTTCTTCAAGAACATAAAAATCCAATCGTTAATAAGATAGCAAAAGCTAGAGAGATTAACAAGGCCCATACTACATTTATTGATACAATTATTAAACATCAACATAAAGGTAGAATACATGCGGATATAAACCCTATTAGAGGCGATAGTGGAGGCACTGTAACAGGTAGATTCTCATACTCTAATCCTAATCTCCAACAGATTCCAGCGAGGAACAAGCAGATAGGACCTATGATTAGATCGTTATTTCTTCCAGAAGAAAACCATACTTGGGGTTGTTTTGATTACTCTCAACAAGAACCAAGATTAGTAGTTCACTACGCAGCCACAAAGTTTAAAGGTGATGAAGAAGTTACAGATATTGTAGAGAAGTTTCAAAACAATTCTGTAGATTTCCACCAAGCTGTTGCAAACATGGCAAACATATCTAGAACAGAAGCTAAAACAATTAACCTTGGATTGTTTTATGGTATGGGTAAAGCTAAACTACAAGCAGAGTTAGGTATATCTACGAAAGATGAAGCATCAAAATTATTTAATAAATACCACGATAGTGTGCCTTTTGTAAAAGATTTATCTGATGCAATATCTAGAGATGGAGCAGCTTTTGGTTACATAAAAACTTTTGGCGGTAGAAGATGTAGATTTAATAAATGGGAAATTGCAGAATGGAACGCAGGTAAACTTGTGCCACCTACAAGTAAGGCAGATGCAGAAGCTGCATATTTTAAAAAATATCCAAAAGCAACTACAGCTAATATTAGAAGGGCTATGACTTACAAAGCATTAAATAAATTAATACAGGGATCAGCAGCAGATATGACTAAACAAGCTATGTTAGATTTATATAGAGAAGGCATTGTACCACACATACAAATACACGATGAATTGGACATTTCTGTAAAATCACCAGAGCAAGCTAAGAAAATTATTGAGATTATGGAGAATGCTGTTACATTAAAGATCCCCAATAAAGTTGATTATGAACATGGAAATAGTTGGGGAGAAATAAATGGATAATTATTATGGCTTACCTAAACGCAAACATACCAGCAACCTACGCGCAAATAAGGAGAGAGTATTTATATGACTGTAAAAAACATCACGGAGAAGTTGAGGACTGCATTATCTTTGGGATCACATGCATGGGTGGTAGGGCTATTTTATGGCATGCTATCATGGAAAACGGCGCAATATTTTATCGCTTACCAATTACGGCTTTTATTCAACGTGGTTTTAAACCGGAAGCTGTTCCAACCAAAAGACTTGATGAACTTCAGCTTTGGAATAGTTTTAGTTATTATCCTGCTGTTACTGTATTTGATCTTCTAAGTGCAGCATCTGGTAAATACATAGGTAAAGATAAAAAATGGCATCATGGTAAATACTTATTTACTATTGACTTTGCTCATCCAGAGACTAATATACTTGATACCGATCATTCGGAAATACCGCACGAACATAAGTGCGCTCACATAATTGCGTTGGAAGACGGCAACTATGCGGCTCAGCCAAACAATAGAATAATTTGGGATCTACCTTCGTTTACAGTTAAGGACAATATTCCTGACTGGAAAGTTCAAACAAATGAATGGAATGTAGAGGACTCAGGCAACTGGAAAACAGAAGATACTGATAAGTTCTTCTATGAGATTGAGGAAAAAAAACATGATTGATAAAATAATTGATAAAATTAAATTGATTTATATAAGCTCTAATAAAACAATTTTTACTTATAGATGTTGTGTAATTGCGGCAATAGCAATATTATATTTAAAGTAATGGAAGGCCTACGCATGGATTACAGATTTACAGCTCTGTTAATATTTATGCTAACCATGTTAGCCCTATTTGGTGGACCAGCACATTCAGCAGAATCACAAACAAATATTAGCGGGAGTAACACAAGTATTGAAGGAGGATATACAGGGGGAGCTACAACTTACGCTACAGGATC